GACCCGACGAAAGAAGTGGACGCGGCGGCAAAGCGCCTTGAGATCGGCGTCAGCACGCTGGCGGAAGAGACGATGCAGCTCACCGGCGGTGTTTGGAAGGACAAGCACCGGGAACAGGTCAAAGAGCGCCGGATGCGGGAGCGCGATGGCTTGATTGTGATTGCAGCGCCCGGCCCAGGCAATCAGCAAGATCAGCCCGGACAGCAGCCCGAGCGCGGCACTGTCGTGGAAAGAGAGGAGCGTGAGGATGCAGCTGCTTGACGTACTGAACGCTCCCTGGGCCATCGTGCCGGAGAAGCTGCTGGAGATCAGGGAGATCTACTTCACGCATCTGCGAGGCGAAAAGATCGACCTGCGCGGCGTCGAGGCGCGCCTGGGGCAGCCGCTCAACAATCAGCGCGAGCCCTACCAGGTGATTGACGGCGTAGCCGTGCTGCCCGTTGAGGGCGTAATTGCGAAGCGCATGAACTTGTTCACACGTATCAGCGGCGGCGTTAGCACTCAACTGTTGGAGCGCGACTTCAGGGCGGCGCTCGCCGATGACCGCGCGCACTCGATCCTGTTGAGCGTGGACAGCCCGGGCGGGAACGTGGACGGCGTGTTTGAACTGGCGCAGACGATTTATGCCGCAAGGGGCAAGAAGCCCGTCGTCGCCCTGGCCGACGGAATGATGGCCAGCGCCGCGTACTGGATTGGCAGCGCCGCCGACCGCGTGTTCATCACCGGCGAAACGACGCAGGTGGGCAGCATCGGCGTTGTGGCTACTCACACCGACATCAGCAAGGCCGAGGAGATGCGCGGGGTCAAGACCACGGAGATCACCGCTGGCAAGTACAAGCGCATTGCCAGCGAGCACAAGCCGCTGAGTGACGAGGCGCGTGCCGCGATCCAGGAGCAGGTGGACCACATCTACAGCGTGTTCGTGAACCAAGTGGCGCGCAATCGCGGCAGGGACGTGGACACGGTGCTCGACAAGATGGCCGATGGGCGGATCTTCCTGGGCAAGAAGGCTGCTGAGATTGGACTGGCGGACGGTGTTTCCACGCAGGCCGATCTGATTCGCCAGCTGAACCAGGAACACACAGACGTAAAGCGGGCGGTTGCCCGACAAATCCTGACTGAGAGGAGAGACGCATGGAAAGCGAAGCGTTGACCGCCGAACTCCGGACTGAGCTCAAGCCTGAAATCGAGGCGCTGGAGCAGGCGGCATATGAACGCGGCAAGGCTGAAGGCGCAACCACAGAACGCCAGCGGATCAAGGGCGTTCGTGAGGCCTTGATGCCCGGCCAAGAGGCGTTGGTCGAGCAGCTGATGTGGGATGGTAAGACTGCGCCCGCAGAGGCCGCGCAGAGGGTCCTGGCAGCCGAGAAAGAGCGTCGCCAGAAAACCCTGAGCGACCTCAAGGCAGACGCGCCCAGCCCTGTGCCGCACGCCGACGCGCCGGGTACGGAAGAACAGCAAACGACGACCGCATCTGCCGCGACCGTGGAGCAGGCCCGCAAGGCTGGCCTGGTTCGCTAGCAAGCTGAGCCCGAAAGGGAGAAGGAGAAATTCATGGACCTGCAACCCAAATTCACTTCGGAAGCCTACACGCCTGACCGCCTGCACGCTGGCGATTTCCCCATCCGCACGCAGGACGTAACCATCTTGGCGGGCCAGAACCTTTTGCGCGGTGCCCTGCTGGGCAAAATAACCGCGTCCGGCAAGTACGTTCTGAGTCTGGCCGCCGCCGTCGACGGTTCCCAGAGCCCGGCGGCCATCCTCGCCGAAGATGTGGACGCCACGGGTGGAGATAAGAGCGGAATCGTCTACATCAGCGGCGACTTCAACGAGAACAGGATCACCTACGGCACCGGGCACACCGCTGATAGCGTGCGCGCGGGGCTGCGCGATCTCAACATCTACTTGCACAAGCCGGTCAGCGCCTGAGCCTGAGCGGTCAAAGGAGGAATCACCTTGAACATCTTCACCACCGCATTCCTGAATGGTGTTGTGGACTCGCTGCTGCGCCCGCCGTCGTTCCTGCTCGATCTGTTCTTTCCGCTCGTTGTCAACTCCGAGCAGGAAGAGATCAAGTTCGACGTGGAGGACGGCAAGCGGCGCATCGCTCCGTTCGTCCATCCGCTGAAAGAAGGCAAATTGGTAGAGGACTTGGGCTATCAGACCAAGACCTTCACACCGGCCTACATCAAGGACAAGCGCGTGTTCGATCCGTCGAAGGCGCTCAAGCGGCGCGCCGGTGAGCGCATCGGCGGTGAGATGTCCAACATCGACCGCGCCCGTGCGAACGTGGCCGTCGCGCTCGACGACCAACTGGAGATGCTCACCCGCCGACTGGAAGTGATGGCCGCCGAGGTCCTGCGGACCGGCAAGTCCACGATTACGGGTGAGGGCTATCCCAGCGTCGTCGTGGATTTCGGTCGCGCCGTGGGCCATACCGTCACGCTGGGCGCTGGCAGCAAGTGGGGCGACGCCGGCGTGAAGCCGCTTGACAACTTGGAGGACTGGGCACTCACGGTCGCGCAGGCCAGCGGCGCCACGGTCACCGATGTTGTGTTCACGGTCGGGGCCTGGCGGAAATTCCGCGAGAACGCGGACGCGCAGAAGGCCATCGACATCCAGTTGGGCCAGCTCGCCAACTTCCAAATCCCCATCGCCAGCGTCGAGGGTTTGGAGTTCAAGGGCACCATCGGCGGTAAGCGCCTGTGGGTGTACACCGGCTGGTATGTGGACCCGCAGACCGGCAATGAGGTCGCGATCATTCAGGATGGTTGGGTCATCCTGGTAGCGGCCAACGGACTGCTGGGCACGCGACACTTCGGGGCCATCCGCGACGAGGAGGCGGGCTTCCAGGCGCGAGAGTTCTTCAGCAAGTCCTGGATCACGCCGGACCCGGCGATCCGCTACCTGCTGATGCAGTCCGCGCCGCTCATCGTGCCTTACCGACCGAACGCTTCGATGGCCGTTCAGGTCATCTGAGGTGCAATGCGGTTCGTGATGGAGTAGGTCCCGCAACGTGAAGGAGGCGCTGATGGTAGGAGAGAAGTTGTACCGAGCGAACTGGGTGCTGCAAGGGCTCAATGGCAAGACGCTGAAACCCGGCGAAACCATCCGGCTGAGTCCAGAAGAAGCTAAGCCTTATCTGGGCGGCGTCCTGTCTCTGGTCGAAAGCCAAGAGGAAGCGGAATCAGGCGGCGAACAGGAGAGCCCCGGAAACGCCAAGGGCAAGGGGAAAAACCAGAGTAAGTAGCGAGGCAGGCGCGTGGGCTTCTTTGGTGACGCTGATGTGGACACAATGCTGGGCGATTGGGGCCACAGCATCACGATTGCCGGCGTCACCAAGCCCTGCCTGTTTGACGAGCGCGATGAGGTGGGGCTGGAGCAAGACGGCGGCGCGGGCCAGATCATGCGCGTGGCCGTGGCCACGATCAAGACCAGCGACTACCCGACCGTTAAGAACGACGACGCCTGCAACGTGGACGGCGTGAACTACGCGGTCTGGCGGCGATTGCGGCAAGGTGATGGCGCGATCACGGAGCTTTTTCTGCGAAAGGCGTAGCGCGTGGCTGATTCCTACACGGAGCGAATACTTCAAGCGGTAGTGGCCGGACTCGATGGCGCGGGCAAGCCAGCGGGCTTAACCGTGAACCGCTCGCGCCGTCAGTCAATCGAGAAAAGCCAACTGCCCATGATCAGTGTGTACCCGATTCGTGAGGAAGCGCAGCCCGCGACGGAGAACGCACGACGCAGCCCTGTCATGGAGCGCAACCTCCGGGTTCAGGTGAAGTGCCGAATCGCCGGAGACGACAAGGCCAACGATCCGATACGCAAATGGGCCGTGCAGTCAGTCATGGCTGACCCCAGCTTGGGCGGGCTTGCCCTGGGCATCACTGAGGAGAGCACGGATTGGGACGCCGACGACGCCACGGATGCCGATTACAGCGTGGCGGCGATTGACTTCCTAGTGCGCTACACCACCAGCAGGTATGACCTGGAGAAGAAGACGTGACGCTGACTGAGAAATTGCTGGCCGTAGCCGTGAGCGTCTTGCTGGTTCTGGGAGTGGTCTTTGCCTACCTGTACGTGCAGCAGGTGAAGCAGACCGCCCAGGCAGAGGCGTACAGCAAAGCCAAGGACCAGGTGATCGCCGCAAACGAAAAGTTGATTGAGGAAGCGGAACAGCGCATCGAGAAGCGTGAGAGGGATTGGCAGCGCGAGCGTGACGCCTGGGGGCGGGAGAAGCGCGAGATTAAGTCCCAGGCCCAGGCTGTGCAGGTGATTGAGAAGTACGTGCCCCAAGCAGAAGGCGCCGTTGCCGAGGTAAGGCGCGAGGAATTGAAGCCCGAGGTCGCTGAAGGGCTGCCGGACGCACAGAAGTACAGCGTCATGACTGAGCAGGCAGCCATTGAGGTTGCGCGCCAGATCGTGCAGTGCAAGCAGGACCAAGCGGCGCTGGGCAAGTGTGAACAGGATGTAGCTGACCTGCGCACACAACTTCAGGCGGCTGAGAGAAAAGCACAAGCCGCCGAGGAGAAGGCCAAGCAGTGGGAGAAGGCCGCGAAGGGCGGCGGCAAGGTGAAGCGGTTTTTCAGCACGCTGGGCAAGGTTGCGCTCGGGGTAGCCATCGGAGTCGCGATTTCCCGATAGGCAGCAGCCCTGACAGTTGGGCCCAAACCAAACGGAGGGTAAGGACACATGGGGACGCCTGATTCAGGAAATCTTTCCTTGGGTGCCGGAGAAGTTCTGTTTGACCGCTTCGACGCGAGTGGGAACCCCACGGGCTACCGTCACCTAGGCAACGTGGAATCACTGGCCATCACGACCACCGTGGAGACCATCGAGAAGAAATCCTCAATGGACGGCTCTCGCGGCGTCTATAAGCAGGCCGTGGTGGGGAGTGAGGCCGAAGTGGCGCTGGTGCTGAGTGAGTACGACCCGGAGAACCTGGCGCTCGCGCTGCTGGGCGACACTGCCACTTTCACTCAGGCGTCGTCCAGCACGTCGACTGGCCGCCAGATCAACGGCGGCGCGGCGCTCAAATTCGACCGCTGGTACTACCTGGGCTTCAAGCAGGTGACCGTCACTGCCGTCAAGCAGGGCGTGACCACGGGCGTGCTGGGCACGGACTACGAGCTCAACACCGAGCTTGGGCTCATCAAGATCAAGTCGGGCGGCGTATTCACCGAGGCGGTCACGACTTGGGACGGCAGCGCGGCGGCCGTCACGGGCACGCAAGTCCGCGGACTCTCGGTCGGCAAGGTCGAAGGCCGCCTGAAATACTTCAGCGCCACGAACCAGGCCACTGGTCCGCGCTGGGAAGTGGACGTACACAAGCTCACGCTCAACCCGGATGGCGAGTTGCAGTTCATCTCCGAGGAGTTCGGCACGTTCACTCTGCGCGGCCAAGCGCAGAAGGACACGGCGAAGCCTGCGGGTGAGCAATTCTTCGTGGCCCGCAAACTCTAACGAGCGAGCTTTGGGGGCTGAGGGAAAGTCTCCCTAAGACTTGCTCATGCGCGTCGGCCCTCAAATCCAAGGGGAGCGGTAACGCCGCTCCCCATTTTCACAGAAGGGAACACATGGAACACATAGAGATCGGCGGTCAGAAGTGGCGTGCGGCAAAGCGCAGCACCATCGAGCACGACTTCTGGCTCATGAAGCACATCCGTGAGGCCGGCCTGGACAACGTGCGCATACGGACTGGCGAGAAGCCAGAGGACTTTGCTGTGCGGCTGCTGCATGAAGTGATTGGCAGCGGCAAGGCGTTCACGCTGCTGGGCGGGATGCTCCTGCCTGAGAGCATCCCGGATGAGCAGTGGTCGCCCGAGCGGGCTGAGCAGACGTCCGCATTCATCCGTGGGCTTGCAGGGGATGAGGACAAGGCCGCCGTCAAGACCGCCATCATCAGTCTGCTGACAGGTTTTTTAGAGGCAGGGCTGCGCTCCTACGCCGATTCCGGCACTGCTTTGACAGCGGGAAGCCAGCCCCAACCCGAGCCGCAGCAGCCGCAAGAGTTCGTGCCCGTGCCGCCCTACTGAATGACTATGGCGAGTGGGGCCAGTTGGTGCGGGAGCTAGCGGGCTATGACGTTTCCCGGTACGCCGAGATCACGAAGTGGCCGCTGGCAGAGGCGCTGGTCACGTATGAAAACAAGCTGCGCGAGGATGCGCGGCGTGATTACCAGGTGGAGTACCTGGCGTGGGCGAGTCTGGCCGCTACTGGCGCGACGAAACGGAAGAGGCCCCCGGAGTTGCCTGCAATCCTGAAGGAGTAGTGAATGGCCCAAAAGCCCGATGTGCGGGTAAGGCTCAGCGCCGAGGGCGTGCAGGAAGTCGTCAGCGCCTTCAAGCGGATTCAGGCCGAAGCCGAGAAGTCAGGCCGTGGTTCCGGTCGTGCGCTGAATTTCCTTGCCGGGCAGGCCGCTGCCCTGGGCCGACTGCTGCCCACCATCAGCTTCGCAGCCGCCTCTGCTGGCGCGGCTGTGCTGACGAAGCGCGCCCTAGAAAACGCTGATGCCCTGGGCAAGATGCAACAGAAAACGGGCATCAGTGTAGAAACCCTCAGCACTCTCTCCTTCGCTGCGCGCACGGCAGACCTTGACCAGGAGCAGTTGCGTTCCACTCTGGTCAAGTTCACCAAAACCACGGATGACTACGACCAGGGCGTGCGTAGCGCCCGCGATGCCGTGGAGCAGCTCTTCGGAAGCCAGAAGGCGTTGGAGGGGCTTGACCAGGACCAGCGGTTCCTGAAGGTCGTGGACGCCCTGGGCAAGCTGGAGCCCGGCGCGAAGCGCACCGGCCTGGCGATGGAGTTCTTCGGCAAGCAAGGTGCCGAGCTACTGCCGCTGATTGACGATCTGGCGGACGGCGGCTTTGAGAAGTTGCGCCAGAAGGCCGAGAAGCTGGGCCTAGTGGTGAACCGCGATCTGGCCGAGGCCGCCCAGCGTGCGAACGACGCCATGACGGACCTGCAGAGCGCCGCCGAGGGCATGGCCACGCAATTCACGGCGGGCTTTGCCCCGGCTATCGCGGATGTGGCGGACGCGCTGGTGGAAGCGGCTTCAGGTGACGGCGTGAACGCCTTCCGTGAGTTGGGCGACTTCGCGGGCAAGGTGCTCAAGGGAATCATCGTGTTTCTTACCGCCGTGGGTGCGGGCCTGGTGAAGATCGTGGGCCGCACCGTTGCCTTCATCGTGCATGGCGGCACGCTGGTGCGGGAGGTCCTACAGGGGAATATCCGGCAGGGCTGGGAGGACTTCAAGAATGGCATCGTGGCCGATGCGGATGACCTGGACAAGAAGATCGAGGAGCGCGTCACGAGGATCTTCCAGGCACTCGATGGCCAGAACCGTGAGCAGGCCGGGCAGAGGCGCCGCGCCCGTAAGCGGGAAACCAGCGCGAACGTGCAAGACCGTGAGCGCAACGCGAAGGCCGAGCGCGCCCTACAGGAGCAGCTACTTGAGAATGAGCTAAACCTGCTGAAGGCGAATCTGAAGGCGCAGACGGCTGAGGAGAAGCGCCGGTTCGAGGAAGGGCTTATCGGCCTGCAAGAGTTCTTCGCCAATCGGCGGGCCATCATCGAGCGCGAGGTGCAGAAGGAAATCGAGGTACTGCAAAAGCGTCTCCAGTTCGAGCGCACGCGCCCGCTGGCCAAAACAGAGACGAAGACTGACCGGCAGAAGAATGTTGCCGAGATCGAGAATCAGATCGCCGTCCGCCGCATCGAGCTACAGGAGCAGATCGCGGACCTGGCCGCCGATGAGCGCAAGGCCACGCGGGACTTGCAGAAGGAGCAGACCGGGTTTGAGGTCAAGCTGGCCGAGATGCAGGGGAACCGCTTCGCGGCGGCCCGCGCAGCACTGGATGAAGAAGCGCGGAAGCTGGACGAAATTCTCCGCAAGCAAGGCGTGGCCGACGCCGAGCGCGCACGCCGCGTGCAAGAGTTTCGTACTGCCGGTGAATCGCAGATTAACTTCGACGAGGTCCTGGCCCAGGGTCGGCAGGCCCTTGCGCAGATCGAGGCTGACCGACGCGACATCGAGCTTCAGGTGCAGCAGGGCATCCTGTTCCAGTTCCAGGGCGAGCAGCAGATCGTGGCCCTGGAGAGGGAGCGCCTGCCGTTGCTGCAACAGATTGCGCGGACGCTGCTGGCGGCGGCTGAGGC